GTTAGTAACCAGAGTAACTAGTGGTAATTTCGATCCTGCTACTAACTCAGTAATCTCAGCAGTAGACGGCGGTGCAGCACCATTCGAATTAGAAACTCTCGGTAAGGGAGCAATCTTTAACAATACTACAGGTTCAGGCGACCAAGGCGCTCTTAACAGCGACGGTTCATTAGTATCTGGATCTGATGATAATATTAGATGGGCTATCACTAACGTAAATCAAAACAAAGGTACTTTTACCTTACAGCTTAGAAGAGGTGACGATAGCACAAAAAATAAAATTATTTTAGAATCATTCAACGATCTATCTTTAGACCCTAACGATGAGAATTACATTGAAACAGTAATTGGTAATCAGTCTAAAGGAAAGACAGTTGATTCAGATGGTTCAATCTACGTTAAAACGACAGGTGAGTACGTAAATCGTTCTAACTATGTAAGAGTATCTGCAGTAAACAGACAAACTTTAAATTACTTAGGTAATGATGGCGTAACAGTAGGATCAGATGCTAACGGCGTTGGATTCGGACAATCTTTACCAGTAGCTGGTGAAGGAGGATTCTTCGGTGGAGCTGGAGAGAATGTTACTGGAGGAAATTCTTACTTTGAAGAAATTGCAGAAACAACTCAAGGATTAGTAGCAACTGACTACGACGATGCAATCTCAATTTTAGGTAATCAGGACGAATATGTATTTAACATTATTTCAGCACCTGGATTATTATACAGTATCGGAGCTCATAAAACAGCTTTAGATGCAATTATCTCTCTATCAGAAACAAGAGGTGATAATATCGCAGTAGTTGACCTTAGACCTTATGAGTCTACAGTCTCTAATGTGACAGGTACAGCGGATACTTTAAACAGTTCTTACGCTGCTACTTACTGGCCTTGGTTACAAACAGTATCAAGCTCAGGTAGAACAGTATGGATTCCAGCATCAGTTGTAATTCCAGGAGTATATGCATTCACAGACGGAGCTGCAGCACCATGGTTCGCACCAGCAGGTTTAACTAGAGGTGGTATCGGTAACGTTATTCAGGCAGAAAGAAAATTAACTAGAACTCAAAGAGATTCTTTATACGGAGCTAATGTAAACCCAATTGCTACATTCCCAGGAAGTGGAATATCAGTATTCGGTCAAAAGACACTACAGAAGAAGAAATCAGCTTTAGATAGAGTTAACGTAAGAAGATTGTTAATCGACTTGAAGAAGTTCTTAGGAGATACAGCGAAGACTTTAGTATTCGAACAAAATACTACAGCTACTCGTAACAGATTCTTATCAACTGTTAATCCATATTTGGAATCAGTAGTACAAAGACAAGGTCTTTATGCTTACAAAGTGATAATGGATGAGTCAAACAATACACCAGATACAATTGATAGAAATCAATTAATCGGTCAGGTAATGATCCAACCAGCTAAAACAGTAGAGTTTGTAGTATTAGACTTTACAATTTTACCAACTGGAGCAACATTTGATTAAGAAATTTAAAAGTCGAATATTTATAATAAACAAAACATAAAATGGCAGTACTAGATCCCAACGAAATAATGTTTAAAGCCTTTGAACCAAAGGTACAGAACAGATTTGTAATGTATATCGATAACATTCCTTCCTTCATGGTTAAGAATGTTAAAGCACCTTCCTTACCGATAACGTTATCAAGTTAGACCACATCAATTCATATAGAAAAATTAGAGGAAAAAGAGAATGGGACGATATGACCATGACTCTATACGATCCAGTAACTCCTTCTGGAGCACAAGCCGTAATGGAATGGGCAAGATTAGGATACGAATCGGTAACAGGTAGAGCTGGTTATTCTGACTTCTATAAAAAAGATTTAACTTTAAACATATTAGGACCTGTAGGAGACATTGTAGGTGAATGGATCATTAAAGGAGCTATCCTAACAAATGGAGACTTTGGACAATACGATTGGACTTCAGATGAAGCTGTAGAGATTAGTATTACAGTTGCAATGGACTACTGCGTATTAAATTACTAGAA